TTAGAAAACATTATGATGATGTAATGAAAGAAAAATATAATTTCTTATATTTAAAATTATCAGAGAATCCCGCTCAACTTTTTAAAAACTTTGAAGAAAGATTAATTTAAAATATTATATTTAAGATAATATAAATGATGAATGCTTTTAAAATGACTGGAGGGATTATGTTATATAATTATTTCTGTTATAATTTAGGTCGATCTTGGGAGACATATTGCAAAGATTTAGATTTTCCTTATAATATTTTAGATAATGATAAAATTAAATAATTTTTAAAATATAATTTTAATATAATTATTATTTATAAATAACATGGGAGATGCTGTAAATTGGGCGAATAGTTATTCTTTTGCTGGACTTCGTGGTATAGAGGCGGAGAGAAGCGCCAAGAATCAACTATCAGAACAACTTAATAATGCTCTTAAGACAACTGAATTATCTAATACAATTAACATCGCTTCTGATATAGCGGGATTAGGTGAAAAAGGGCGCGAGTTTAATGAAAAAATTAATTCATACGCGAAGAAGATAAATAGAACGCCACCTTTGACTGAGGGAGAAAGAGCGCCAATAGAACTTCAAGAAGTTAAAGATGGAGATTTTCAATCCAGTCCATTGGGAGAAGCAGAAGAATCGAGAGGTTTAGTTTCTAGGGCGCTTGGATTAAGTGAAGAAACCGCGGATAAAATAAGTAAATTTGGTACAAAAGCAGCGATTATAGGGACGGCGGGAGTTGACCTTTATGAAGATGTTAAAGAGGGCGGTATAGCGGGTAATAACTGGGAGCAGAAGACGGAGAATCTTGGCAATGTCGTTGGTGGAGCGCTGGAGACCGCTGGCATGTTAGTCCCCGCTTTAGCGCCAGAATTAGAATTAGGTGGAGTGGTGATAAGTGGTATTGGAGATGTGATTGGAGATATTGGAGACCTTATTGATAATCATACAAAAAGCGAAGACCTTAAAAAACAACAAGAAACAGCGACCAGATTAACTCCATCTGTTGGCGTGCAATCGATTGCGGATCAAGTATTAACACGAACTGTAACTTAAATATTTTTCTATTCTTTTATTTTTTTTATTTAATTAATATTTTTTTAATATTAATAGATATATAAAATGTCCGTGCGTTATTTAGAAATCCGTCCGAATAATGTCCCCGCTTCTGGTAAAATCTCTCATAAGGGAGGTATTCCCGTTATTTCATTTACTATCGGGTCTCAAAACGCTATTCTGAAACCCGATTCTATTCGTCTCGCTGGTCGCCTCCACGTTTGGAGTGACGCTGATGGTACTATTCCCCCTTCTGGTGCTGCAGCGCCTAATCTTATGGGGAGTGAAAAATTAGGTGTATATGGGACTATGAGTCAACTAACTTGGCGCTCATCAAGGACAAAGCAAGTCTGTGAATCGATCCGTCATTATGGTAATTTTATGGCGAGTTATTTACCCGTCCTAGGGTCGCTTCAAGATTCATATGGGTCTCGTAGTGAAAGCGCTTTAATTCATCCATCATTCAATGGGTTTCGTGATAGTATTATTCGCTGCACAACGAAAGGCACTGAATTTTGTTGTCCCTTATTTTCTGGATTAACTCTTGGAGGTGAAAACCTTAATCTCATGCCAGAGGCATTTGGAGGTTTAGATTGTGATATTCAACTTGCACCAGATTCGCAGTTTTTCTTTTCAGCGAATGGTCTTATAGCGGGTCTTGAAAATTGTTTCTATGAGTTTCAAGATGTTAAGATTTTATGTGAAGTCTATGTCCCGCCTCCCGATGAATTATCAAGATTAATGAGAGAGACAACTGGTGTTTTTGAGTTTAATTCTATTTCATCATTTATGACTACTCTTGAAGCGTCCAACTCTATTGTTAATTTTCATCTTGGTTTATCTAGGGTTATTTCTGCTTTCACCACATTTACTCCAAGCGCTTTCATTAATAATAAAACTCAGAATGGTTATTTAACATATCTTCCCACGAAAGAAGATGATTCGCTTGCTAATGTCCTTGATGTCGCATATCTTAAAGGTGGAGAGCGTTTCCCTTATCATTTCGTGGTTGATACAAATGTTAAAGATACGAATAACAGTCTATCCCGCGTCGTTGACCCTCAAATCATTAAATATTTCTCTAACGCCCTCATCCCTTCTGATAAACATCACCGGACTAATATTACGCCAGTTAATACTAATCGCACTTTCACCTCTGACGCGGTTTCTTATGGTATTATCCCCGAGGGTGGCGCGACTTATGGAGTCGGTGTTTTATATGACGCGCTTAATAGCGATGGCGTTAATTTTAAGACAGAGGCATTCACTCTCCAGATGCAGACGGGACTTACTGACGGTAACCCTATCTCCGCTTTCTTATTTGTTAAACATAAGACAACGCTGGCATGGAGTAAAGATGGCGTTGAAGTGGTTAATTAAAAAAAATAAAATATTATATATAATATAAAATGAATAAAGAAACATCGATTCCAATTGATGAGCAGAAGTTTAAATATTTAATGGATCATCAAAAAAATATGAATATAAAATCAATAGATTTAGAAAAATATAATTTAGAAGTTAAAGAATCATTAATTAAAGGATCTGGATTAGGTTTATTCACAAAAACAAAAATACCAAAAGAATCGATAATTTGTTATTATCCATGCGATATAATCCAAGCACCAGAGACTGATTTATATTTTGAAAATGGAGAAGAAGTTTCAAAAGATAAATATTCAGAAGAAGAATTAAAAGAAATTAAATATGGTGATTATAATTTTAATCTTTATCCATTCTGTATAATTGCGAAAGAAGGTTTTAAAGAGAATAAAATGTACGTTGGTAATTTTATGAATGATAAAGGATATAAAGTAAATAAAGTTTATAAAAAATCATTAAATAATTGCACGATTCACGGTTTAGATGTTGTTTCATTAAGAAATATAGAAGCGGGAGAAGAATTATATTATGGTTATGGTAATGGATATTGGTATGAAAAAGATGAGAATGTTAAATATTCAAGAAATCAATTAATTAAGAATAAAGTGTCCGGGGTAAAATAACCAAAATAATCATCATTATATATAGTTAATTTCTTTTATGATTTCTGGGATTTACCCCGGACACTTTTTTTTAAAATTATTTTTATAAAAGTAATATTAAGGTTTTAATATTGGTTCTGGTTCTGGTTCTGGTTCTTTTTCTTTCGATTCAGTTCTGGAGATTGTTTGTTTTGGTATAATAGTTTCTTTTTCTTTTTCTTCTTCTTCTTCTATATTATTTTCTTCATCTGGTTTTTCAGATTCTGTTATAGGAGGTGGCGCTCTTTCACAATCAAATAAATAACATTTATCACTTAACCCCAACCGACATTTACATAAACAGCGCGATTGCCATATAACTAATAATAATGTACCAATAGCGCCAAGGGATAAAGCGAAAGCGCCCGCGAATTGGTCTATTGTGAAATCTTGTAATCTCCCATGTTGAGTTTCTCCACCAGTTGCACTCATAATTAATATATTAAATATTTCTTTTTTATTTTAAAAAAAAATTAAAATATAATTAGAATTAGAATATGGATGAATCGAGAAAACCTATTGATATAGTGAAAACTCAACTTCATTATATAGTTACGGATATGGATAAAATATCTAAATATATCACAGAAATAAGAGGTGATTTAATTTATATTAAAGATCATATTAAAAAACAACAAATTAAAGATGAAAAGAATAAACAAAAAGAATTACTTGAAAAAAAGAAATTACAAGAAGGTTGGCGATTATTTTGATTTCTTCTTTCTATTTCCAACAACCAACATTACCATGCGCCCTTTTTTTGTTTCTTTAATAACTTTGATTCTAAATGATTTCTGATTAAATAATTTTGGATCTAATTGTCTAAAGCGATATAAATTATCAGTTATATCAATCTTTTTTAATTTATAATTATTTTTTTTAATCCATTCTTCCGCTTTCTTTCTTGATAAATATTTTTTATCAATTAATACAGATTGCACTTCCATTTATTAAGTTTATATATTTTTTTAATTTTTTTTAATTAATTTAATAATATATTTATATTAATATAAATAATGTCTTATTGGAGAAATGATGAGAGACCCGCCGTGAAACAAACATCCCATGCTATTACTTCCAAAAATGGACTATCTTATTCTGGAGGTCAGCGCGTAGAATTTGAAGTCCCGTCAACGACAGAATTAATTGACGGCAGAAATAGTTATTTGAAGTTTAATGTTAAACTGGCACTTCCAACTGCTGCCGGTACTCTACCAACTCGCCTTCAATTAGATTCTACTCTTGGCGGTCAATCCCTTATTAAAAATATTCGTATATATGAAAATGGAGGATCTGGTAAATTATTAGAGGAGATTTCAGATTATAACGCCAAGGTTGGTATCCAGTATTCTTATGATAGTGATGAAAGTTTAAGAAATATGAGAGCGATGAGAGAAGGCGCTTTAACTCACACGCCAGATAATAGAGGCACACGAGGGTCAAGTAAATCTAATTTAATTAATACTAAATATAATCCATATTATAAAGCGAAGACTGACCCTATCTTAAATGTCCCATGGGTCGCTGATGATTTCCTTGACTGCAAGTGTTGTCTCCCTCTTCACACGGGTATTTTCGCGGATTCTATTCAAGCATTTCCAAACTTTTTATTTCAAAATGGTCTTCGGATAGAAGTTGACCTAGAAGAGAGCGCCAAGGTCATTAAACAATTAGACTCGGTGAATCGATTTAGAAGGACACCACAAAACCCAAGTTTTCACGGAGTTACTAATAAAGTGGGTGGTGACCCATGGGTTAAGGGCGCTAAAACGGGTGAAATCTTCTGTATGATTGATAATAACCTAATTGAAACTGGTAATTTCCCTCTGGTCGTTGGAGAAGCACTTAATTTATGCCAGAGAGATAATCAAGGGATCGTCGCCCACATTCAAGAAAACGCTGGTGGTACTTTCCGTTTCCCTCGTATCGCGGACATTAGACTTGACCCCGCGCCACCAGTTGGTACTCAAGCGAAGATTAGGATTCAGTTCGATCAAGACTACGACAATGCTGCCGGCGCTCCCGCCGATATTGATACTACTTATGTTTTATATTCTGCAGCGATAGACCAAGAGACGGGCGCTCCATCTAATCATCCAGCGCTCACCAGTTATGACGCGACATATACCATAAGTGATGTTGAATTAGTGGTTGAAACTTTAGAATTAGGAGATAAACAGCGCAAGGAGATGATGTCTAATATGAGAGATGGTGGAGCAATGGAGTTGGATATTTTATCATGCACGAATTATAAACATTCTCTTCTCGCCTCTAATCGTCAAGCGACCGTGAATCTCCCTCTTTCTAATACGAGGGCGAAATCTATGTTGGTCTTACCAACGGACGCTTCTGTCTATAACTCCGCGCAATCGATTGCCGGTCTCACGACTTATGTAGAGGAGGCAGCAGTTGTTGGCGCTGGTAATCTTATTATGGATACGGTACTTCAGTCCAATAGAAGTGGTTATACTGGATGCATAGACTTCTTAACTGATTATCAATTTAATATTTCGGATAAATTAGAACCATCGCGCCCGGTTTCTGTAAAGAAAATTAATCTTGGTCGTGGTGTCTCCGCTCAAGCGATGACTGAATTAGATAAGGCACTGAATCAAGCACATATTGTCCCGAGGTCTTTCCACGACTTTAACCGTAATTTCGTTATTGGTCGCGCCTACGCGCTGGCGGATGGTGTCGCTGACCTTCGCAATAGAACTAATCAGTTACAATTATCATATAATGAAACCAATTTACCAGTCAAGAATAAATTACTTATGTGTTTCGTCTTCCATATCCGAAGAATTGTTATTAAGGGTGATAATGTTGATGTTTTACTCTAATTTTTTCTATTATTTTTATTTTTTTCATTTTTATTTTAAAAGAATTATTTATATTTTTAATTATATAAATAATGGATTCTAAAGACCAAGATGTAATTGTTGATAAGGGAGAATATGTTGATGCTGACGATGATTTTATGGATGTGCCAGAATTAGAATTACCATCCACGCTACCTTCTAATTATGAAATGAGAGTTGAAACTGATATTCTTGAACCGGTGGTTTTCTCTCAAAATTTCTGTCGATTCACTCTTCAGAAGAAAGGTTTTCTTTCTCATCAGTCCAAGATTTCATTTGCGGTGAATCCCGCTGCTGGTGTAGTAAATGATGGAGGTTTCTTTCCATTAAATATTGGTGTTAATTCTCTCGTGGATCGTTGTGTTTTAAAGGCGGGTCAAAAAACAATCGCGGAGACTGATTCATTTAACTTCTTGCAAGCATATCGCTCACAATTCATCACGAATGAAAATAATTATGACCGCGAGCAATATGTGACTGGACGCATGATTAATTTTAATGGTGAATATGTAACCTTATCCACCGCTGGTAATCCAGACACGAACGCGCCTCATTATGGAGTACGCACGGGGATGGAGGATGAAATCGTGGCGGGCGCGCCCACCTCAAGAAAAATACAACCCTTCGCTTTGATCGATGGGACGAATCAGTCGCGCCGTGATGAAACCCCGGTCTTCTCCATTTTTCTCGCTGATTTATTTGATATATTTACTGGATATGACCTCCCGCTTTATATGTGTGATGAAGAAGTCCATATAGAACTTCATTTTACGGACACCACGCGAAACCGTGTTTCAGTCCAAGATGGAGACGCGAGTAATCAAGTTTATAATATCGTCCAAGAAGAATGTAGAATGATATATGATACTATTTATTATGACGGAGATACGATGGAGAGATATAGACTGAAACAACAGAAGAAAGGCGGGATAGTCCTTGATTATGTGGATTATCGCCTTAACACTCGTGTCTGCACTGCTGCACAACTTCAAGCGGGTCTCACCCAGAATCTAGGTGGAGCGGGTCGCATGGTAGATAAGATTATCTATGGATTAAACACGGGTCTTGGTGGAGCAACGGATGATAATTTACTTGTTAATTGTTATGGGAGTACCGCGCCCCCTTTAACTCCCGGCGCTGCGAAAGATGTTGAATGTAGTGTGAATCTTTATTATAATGACCGTTATGAGTTTTCTGTTGACCGTGATAATCTGGCGGTCATTTTTGATACCACGGCGAAGGCGGAGGGCGGACTACCGCCTCAACTATCAAAACAATTCTACGGCAATGAAGCGATTAATGTTGTAACCGCTTCTCGTATAGAGGGTCGTGTAGAAGGCACTTCTTTCAGAAGTAATTTCTTCTGGAACTCCATTAAATTAATGAGAGGCGAGAGGGTTAATAATCAAGGTTTAGAATTGAAGTTTAGACATATGACCGCGACCCCGAAGACGCTGTGGGTCTGGTTGGCGCTTAAGAAGACCGCCGTTATTAAGGATGGTAGATTTGACTGTTACTTTCAGTAATTATTTTTTTATAATGAATTAATATATGCTTTTAAATTGTGGTTGTTTTAGTTGTGTTATATGGTGTTTCAGAACTCCATCATATAATAAAAAAAAAAAATAAAAATAAATCCAAAAATTATAATCTATAATTATAATATAAATATGAAAATTGATACAGAAAATCCAGAAGATAAAATTAAAGAAAATAGACCTAATTTAAAAGATAATACAATTAAACAATATTTAACGAATCTGAATAAATTAAAAACTATATTCGATTCTAAAGATTTTAATTTTTTAAATGACCCCATGGAAGTGAAAGAAAAGATTTCTTATTTACATCATACATCACAGAGAAATCATTATAATGCAATAATTGTATTATTAAACGCCTTAAAAAAAGATGATAAAGATTATGAAAAATTATTAGAAGATTATGGAAAAATGAGAGATGAATTAAATGATAAATATAGTGAAGATCAAGCGAGCGGTATTATCAGCGATAAACAGAAGAATAATTTTGTGGATATAAGTGAAGTAAATAAAATGATAGACACCATGGGAAAAGAAATTAAATCATTAAATCTAAAAAAGAAAAAAGATAATATAAGTAAAAAAGAAAAAGCGTTATTACAGAATTATTTATTATTCAATATATATACCAGAATCCCTTTGAGAAATGATGTATCTGGTATGGAGACAATCACAAAAAGGGCGTATAACAAACTATCCGAAGATCAAAAGAAATCCAAAAATTATTTGGTACTGGAGAAAAATAATATGTTTTTTGTTTTGAATAAATATAAAACATCAAAAAAATATGAAGAATTAAGAATCGATATACCTAGTGATTTGAAGAAATTATTAAGATATTATATTAAAGTTAATGGCATGGGAGTTTTATTTAAATCATCAACGGGAAAACCATTAACAAGAAATGCTTTAAGTCAGTTATTAATTAAAACAACTAAGAAATATATGAATAAATCCATATCAACAACGATGTTAAGGAAAATATATTTATCAAGTAAATATGGTGAAATGAAAAAAGAATTAGAAAAAGATAATAAAATAATGGGTCATTCAAAAGAAGTGGCACTTGATACATATGTTAAAGAAAAACAAGAAGAATAATATTTATTTCTTTGTGATGTCTATCTGAAGATGGACTTTATCTCCATATTTAATTTTAAGGTATCTACCATCAGCGACTTTAAACTTTACGATTCTATCATTTTGAGCGACAATATTATCTACTTTATTTTTATCGCCAGCGTCAATATCATAATCCGCTTGAATGGTACTCCATCTCGCTTGAACCTCGCCTTTATCTAATACCCTTTTTTTATCATCCTTGTCTCCCTTCTCTTTAATTTTAATAATCTTTTTAATCTTGACGGCGCTTTCAACCGCCTTCTTTTGTTTCGCCTTATGTCTCCGCGCTTTAGTCGTTGGAGAAACTGGTTTTGGTTTTGTTAAGTGTCTCGCTCTTGGTAATGTAACCTTTGGTTTTCTTTTCATTGCGACTTTCGGTACTAACGCTTGTTTCTTATGATCCAATTTATATCCATTACTACTCACCAATTTTAATAATGTTTCTCTTGTCGCACCGGTGGGGATTTTAATTTCAACTAATTTGTTATGACCTCTAATGAGTTTCTTAATTTCAGCATTAGTTAATTCACCTTTTAATTTACCAGTTTTGTAGGGCATTCGCTTTATAGTATTAAATAATAAAAAAAAAATATTATAAATAATATAAAAATAATGATTCATAAATCACATTCTAAAAAAAACCTAATTGAACTATTTGAATCGATGCATATTTCATTTGATAGAAATAAAAATAAAAGAGAAATTATTAAAGAAATAACAGAATTAATTCAGAATAAATTAATCATTAAGAAGAACTCATTTAATATTAAAGATTTAACTGAACTCATAGAATATTTATCTAAACCAAATCATAAAGAGAAAATATCAATTGATGAGAAAACCAAAGTCATGCTAAAATGCAAGAAGATAATTCAATATGGAAAGAGTGGTTATAATTTTGAGATCACAGATTATAAGAACAGACAAGAACTTTATAATGATGTTATTTTTATTTCACCTTATGGATTTATACCTTCTGTCCGCCGTGCATGTAAATTATATAATGAAGATTTAAATAGAATCGAACATATAAATCCAGTCGTACCGAACCATATTCAAGTTGAACTGGATTATAAAAAGAAAATTAAAAGAAATAATTTTTATAATTTTAAGATGAGGAAAGGGAAGTTTATTGTTTTATTTGATTGATATTAAGTTTAATTAATTATTTTTTTTTTCTATTCATATAATAAAAATGAATCAGAAAGAATTAGATTTAAGATTAGGATTTAGAAGTGAAGAAGAAATACATTCATATCTTGAGAATTATTTTGGTACATTAAAGAGAACCAAAGATAATATTGAATATGGTAAATATTATGAGTTTGATAAATATAATGATAAATGTTTTATAGAATTAAAAACAAGAAGAATTAATCATAATCAATATCATTCTTTATTCTTTGGAAAGAATAAGTTTCTTAAGGGTGAAGAATTAAAAGCATCGATGCCGGGGATTCATATCTTTTATCTTTGGAGATGTTTAGATGGAGTTTATTATTGGGAGCATGGATCTTCTGAATATACAGAAGAAATTAGTGGGCGAAGAGATAGAGGACGAATCGAAGAAAACACATGCATTCACATTAGTCAAGATAATTTAACTAAATTAGATAGAATTAATCTATAATTATGATATTTATTAATAAAAAATATGGATTAATCTGGTTTTATGGTCTTTTTTAGGGTATTTAAAGAATTAATTTTAAAATTAATGTTTCTTTAAGTGTCTAAATAGGTAAAAACTAAGATTATTATGATAAATTAACCGTTTTTTAATGTTTTTTAATGAATAATATTAGATTAATTATTAAAAATAAAATATATTTAATATATATAATGAATTTTGAGAATCTACCTAGTGAAATTAAATCTAAAATATTCAAGATCAATTATGATCGTGAAAAAGAAGATAAAGAAATAATAAAAAATAAAAAATTATTTAATTCAGTTATGCATGAGTTTCAAGGGATAGTAGAATATAGTTATTTTTATTTTGATAGAGAAGAAACTGATTATGAAATTAATGATGAAGAAATATATTTATCTATTATTATTTTATTGAATGAAAACCTTTCTCCACTTTAATAACTAAATCTTCATCATCAATCGATACTTCATCCTCCGATTCATCAGATTCACTTTCTATTTCACTTTTAACAAAATTATTTATTTCTTCTTTTATACTTTCTAATTCATATATAAGTCTCGCCAAATCTTTTACTAAATCTTCTCGTGAATTACTCTGAAGTACTTTAGAAATATTTTCTCCAATTTTTAAAACCTCTTCTCTTTTCATTTAATATTTATTATGGAGAAAAAAAGTGTCCGGGGTAAAACTTAAATAAATAATATATTTAATCATCACTCTTTAATTCTTCTTTTTTTTCTTCTTCTACCCCGGACACTTTTGTTAATTCATTTAATACCTTAATTGGTTCAACTGCCATTTCTCTTATTTGTTTTAATGTTTTCATCGCTTGGTCTCTTGTCGCACCTCTATCCATTATCTCAAATAATAATTTAACTTCATAATTATTTAATTTCTCTATTCGTCTTTTTAAACTAATCCATTCCATATGTTCTGATAAATCTTTTGGTTCATAAATTACTAAACCATTATCATCTACTTCACCAATTTTCGCTGAATCATATTTAGCAGTTAATATTGTTTCATCCATTTATATTTATAAATATAATAAATATTTTAATTTAAAATAATTATTTTTTCTATTTTATTCTTCGATTCTATTAACAGCGACTTCATATATTTCTGGGTCTTTCTCTATTCCGATGAAGTTCCTATTCATATTTTTACAACTCACGCCAGTTGACCCAGACCCCATGGTTGGATCTAAAACCACATCGCCTTCTTTAGAATAATATTTTAAAATCCATTCCATCAGTGCAACTGGTTTCTCTGTTGAATGTTTCCCTTTAGTTGATTTAATTTCTAACATACTCGTTGGCAATGGAGGTTCATATCTACTTTCCCCATTCTTTCTTTCTTTTATTTCATAACTAATCACATCTCCATAAGTTGTGTCTTTTCTCATCACGGGTTTTCCAACATATTTTGTTTCCGAAACAACTGATGTTGGTAATGGAGGTTCGTACATGCTCTCGCCTCCTTTTCTTTTAAAATCTGTTCTTTTAATATCTCCATATAATTCACTTTCTGTTTTATAATCTGGTCTCATTTCTGGTTCTGGTTCTGGTTCTGGTTCTGGTTCT